AGATGGGATCCCACTCAACGTTTGATATACCATATCCTGACAGAGATGTAATGGTTCAGTTATCTCCACAGTCATAACTGAACGAATAGTGTTTTGGTCACTAGTTACATTCTGATCGTACTTTTTGTACCAAGCTTGATTCATCCGATCCAACTTCTCAGCTAGACGAACGTTCAACCCTGGGCCAAAATTGGAATAATCCAAGCAAACAATATTATTGCCTTTGGCAAGCAACTTGTTTGCAAGTGCTGTCCACTGATGTCCGTCGACAGCTATCCCAACTGCATGTTCTAAATCATACCAGCCTGATGTCCAAGCAGCGATATAGTCAATATTCAGTTGTCTGTACTGGATAAGGAAATCTAGGGGTGACAAAGAAAATATACGTGTACCACCAGGGCGACGTAGTTTTTCCTTCTTACGACGCTCGTCTTTCAAATGGTCCCAAAACACTGTTGGCAGAACTCTGCCCTCAGCCCTTAGGCGCCACTTTTCATCCAAGTCTTGCTGAAACCATTCCTCCGGTTTACAATCTATCATTTGTTCCTGATCATCGAAAACCGGATTCAACATATCGTCGCGCCTTATCATCTGATTCTTAGAGTTTTTCATCAGATTATAAGGCCACCCTACAGAAGTATCGCGTTTTATGGGAGGATATTCTTCCAAATTCGCTATCCCACAAACCGCTTCTGACACCGTACGGCAACCAACTAAGGTAACAATAGGGCGGGCATAAGTCAAGATGTTTGTTGTGGCAGCCGAAACAACTCTATCTTCCAGATCTACAGGAAAATCTTTCTTTGGCTGGCACAAATTTTCACATCCAGTGATCAGAGGGGATTTTTCGTGCACCCAACGCTTATCCATCTTAGAGAGACAGCAAGGTTCAGTTACATTATCAACCCCCTCCTTTCTTAATTCATCTTGGATAATAGATGGAAATATCTTTGAACGGGAGGACTGATATGGAACACGAGTATTCGCAATCTGTCCGACACAATGATAATCTCCTGACAATTTCTGGTCAACAAAATCCATCTCTGAAGGAGATGGCTCTAAATTTTCAACAGTCAAAACCTCAGTGGGTGACATATTCTCCAGTAATTCTTTCCAAAGAGGGATGGCGAAGGAAACTCCATCAGTCTTATTCTTATCCGATGAGAAATAAGTACCAATTAAGGGGTTATTGTTGTCCTGAGCAAGCAACAGAGT